TTACCCTCTATTGTCAAAAGGGTTCAATTCAACAGCAGCCTCTAAATGACCTGGAGCAAAATGCGCATAACGCATAGTCATTTTTATATCGCTATGCCCCAGTATTTTTTGCAACACAAGAATATTTCCGCCCCGCATCATAAAATGACTGGCAAACGTGTGACGTAGCACATGAGTTAATTGCCCATCAGGAAGCTCGATCTTCGCTCTCTTAATTGCAGCGTCAAAAGCCTCATAACATGGTGAAAATAGCGCTCCTCGTTTTTTAGGAAGCATAGCCTGCAATTGAGGTGAAATCGGTACAGTGCGGTTCTTCTTTCCTTTAGTTTTAACAAATGTGATTCGACCGGGCAGTACTTGAGATTGCTTTAATCCTTCTGCTTCACTCCACCGAGCACCCGTCGCAAGCCCAATACGGACAACAACCCCCAAATCTTTATTCCGTGACTCATCACACGCAATCAGAAGGCGTTCAATCTCATCTACATACAGAAACGCCAGTTCCTTTTCTTCCTCACGAAACTTGCGAATACCAGTCAGGGGGTTTTCACCAGACCACTCCCCAAGGCGCTTCAGTTCGGCAAAAACAGCATGTAGATATGACTGCTCGCGATTAACGGTTGCTTCACTAAGTTTTTTCTTCCCCTTGGGATTCCATTCTCCTGATAGCCTTCTTTCCCGATAAGTAGCAAACATATTTTTGTCAAACTGAGAAGCAAATGGATCTCCCAGCCTGGAACAAATCGCCTCAAGTTTGACTTTGCGCTCTGCACCAGAGGACAAGGTTTTACCGTACATCTCAAACCAACGAGCAATCAACTCAGAAAGACGAGGACCAGAACCATCTTGAAACTCGTCTCCAACTCTACTATTCATTAAACGGCGCTCATAAGAGAGCGCCTCACTTTTTGTCGCAAACTGTTTACGAATGCGTTTTCCCGATGCCCCGTAGGGATAACATTCGCAAAGCCATTTACCTGATGGAATCTTACGAACCGACATTTTAGTTACTTATCACATAAATCAAATGCAGCCTTAGTGACATCCCCCAGACTCTTTTTTAACCCTGGGGCGGCATCATTATCTAGCCAAAATGGATTATTGTTATCTAACGGTAACGCACCAAATGTTTTACCTTTTATTCGAGCCAAACCTGTAAGTGCATATAACTTATTATCGTCAAAATTCATCACATAAGGATTACCATCAAGACACTGTAATTGAACCTCATCAGTATTAAATGGCCATACCCCATTGAAACTCTCACGTTCAATAGTTTTAAAAGGCATTGCGACGGCGGAAAAAGAAAACATAGATAAAAAAGTAACTAATAGTTGAACCTTTTTTACTTTCATATCATTACCTCAATTTAGCTCAAGTAAGATTACAAATTAAAAAATGCCCTAGAAATGACACCACCTACCAAAACCCCTACGCAGATAAAGAATATTATTTCTTTTGGATAAAGTCGGATTAATTCTGAAGCACGAAGTCGGACTTCTGGTAAGGTCGAACTCTCTGTGTGGCTTGATGCCGATTGTTGCTCTAACCACGACAATGCAGACTGTAACTGAGAACGAGTAAGATCGTTTAAACGTCCTGTACCGAAATTGATATGGCAATACCGCAGAAGTTTTTGTCGAAGTCCACAGTCTTCACTGTTACGTAGTAATAAACTTACAAGAGCCTTACAGGCATCATGATCTTTACATCGCTCAAGCATTGCATGCAGAAAACTCTCCGCTGTTTTATATTGATTTACTGTCATATCATCAATACCAGTTACACCAATCTCCGCATGTACTTTTTGCCAAATAATAAACGCTTCAGTATTGCTAGCTTCTGCAATAGCAGCAACCAAGCTATTTAGCTCCTTACGCTGAGCCTTAAGCAAAGGGCGATCGTCATCATCATTATTCGAAGGGATTGCGATATTGACGGTCTGAGAACCATCATATCGCTCTATCTGAATATTCTTTTCGTGAAAATCACGCCCAGCAACGCGATTGTTTGAACCGTTTGAGTTGACGGCCATGTCACCTCCCTACTATCACCTACCCTTAGTTTCGTTATAGTCACGACCAGCGATACGGTTATTACCACCAGAAATATTTAACTCACGTCCTGATGGCTGAGTTTCCTTTTCACTGATCGCACCTTTTAAAGCCCCAATCACCGCATTTTTCACATCTAACGAAGCTGCTCGAAAGCGAGTAATCAACTCCTGCTCATCATCGTTATAAGTTTCAGGTGAGTGAATTCCCAACACAACATACTGAACATCAAGGCCAAAACGAGACAGCGCTGCCAAATACGCAGCATCAGGAAAGCTATCTCCTTTCTCATATCTAAGCTGAGTTAGCTTTTTGACTCCACCAATGTCGCTCATGGCAACTTGACTAAGTCCCAATCTTTCCCTTTCCTCACGCAACCGCTGACCAATATCATTTTTCATACAAAAACCTTGACAGGTATCTTTTTTGATACCAAAATGATTTCACGAGCTATTAGATGATCACAATATACCACTATGAAACAAGTTCTTCACGATACCAGATCACGCATTCCGCGTAACACCGCCACAGGTCCAAGACTGGCACTTCGGCTGTCCCTCGAGGAGCGAGCCGTCATTGATGAAATGGCAGCTAAAGAACAACGCTCATCCTCTAACATGGCGCGCATGATCTTCCTTCGCGGCCTAGAGCTAACCCAGAAAGAACAAAACAAATCTTCCTGATCAGGAGGCTAGTGGGATGTCAGGTATAACCATCAATATCAATGTGAATGCCCCCTATGTATCCCTGCAGAAATATGCAGAGATAACAGGTATCCCTCTTAATACATGCAAAAAGATGTTGGCTGACGGTCGAATTATTATCCGACCCAAACGCGCCAAAATGGAAAAGCCTGAAGTAAACCTTGTGGCGATGTTAAAAGACGCTTTGGCTAACAGCTAAAACAATGAACAGAGCACCATCATGAAAAAAAACGCTAATAATCCATACTCCAAATTTCGTAATGGCGTAGAACGCCATGTACACCACGTCGCTACCAGTGCATCACGTAGTAACAGTCGCTATAACCTGAACGAGACGCACGCAACACCGGATGGCCACGCTGTAAAACAAATCGGCGAGCATGCCTGGCTGATTGAGAAAGCTGGAATCGTGGTCCACAAATGCCCACGCAATCCGTTTACCGGAAACCGCATTTTTGCATTGAACTGCGGCGACAATCACTTCGGGCAGGATTTCACATTATACGAAGCACTTCGCACGGTTGATCGTCTGCTTCGCGGGCAAAGTTTTATTAAACAGGCTGATTTATAACAGGTGCTTTATGACCAAAGAGCATGCACAAGGTGTATTTATCCGTTTTATTGATTTTCGCGGTGAACTGTTATTACGCGCATCAGCCATTGACGGAGTTGTTCCATCCGAAAAAAACGCAGCTACTTACGTTTATCTGAACGGTACGCGCCTGACTGTGGAGCTTCCGTACCAGACCGTACGAGAAATCATTAGCGAAGCTGAAAAGGCACGTCAGGTTAATGGCGATGAACCCTATATCGAAATTATTTGTATGGATTCAGAAGCTGAAATTCAGAAAGCAGATTAAAGGGCGTTGTGATGGGCAAAGAATATAAAACTCTCATTAACAAAGCACTTGAGCGTTTTTATTTTCGCTTAAGTGCATCAGGCGCTCATGCTGAACGTGCGGCCCGTGACTCATTGACCAGAGCAATCCGAAGTCTGTATGACGTGGCTTTTTACGCTGATGATCTGGATGCACTTAACGAACTTTCCGAGCTGATCTATGCCGCAGAATGCGGGGAACATATTGAACCGTATAAGCTGGGAAATATCGCATGAGTATATTTATCTCATGGCTTGTTCTGATTATTTCGGTGGTCTGCGCCATTGGGATTATGCGAATTATTAATTCAGTAAAAAAGATTGAACGCTTTTTCACTGAAGAATAACCGCGCAAATAAGACCCCAGGTTAAATAAGAAAATGTGAAAACAATCCGCATTCGCGGAGGTATTCGCACACGCCAAGGAGGCGTAATGGCAATTAAGCATTTTCCCGTCGTTCGTTTCACCTCCAAAGGACGTGAATACGAAGTTGACGAACGCCTGATTACCACAATCGACAAACACCGTTCAGAAAAGGATGCACATCACATCTATCTCACTGACGGCACTTACTTTTGCGCCACCAACGTGGTGCAGGTAAATCTTATCAGACAGGTACAGGAGTCACGCAGATGACCATTCTGGACTACATCGCTGCCAATCCGGGTTGTAGCGGTGGAGAAATCGCCGCAGCACTGAATACACCAACCACAACCATTAATGCGGAGCTACGCCGTCTCTGGCGCAGCGGTTCAGTCATAAGAAAAGAGCGCAAAACAGGCGGTCGCTTTTCTTATCAGGTAAACCCGATGCCGTTTGGGTGTAGCAACCCACTAACCCAGATGTTCAACCAGCTACTGAGGGAAATCAGAGCATGAGCACCTCCAACTGCCGGAAACCACGTCGGGCTTCAGCAGCTCATCCGGCAGCAAAACAAACTCCATTAATTCCTGTTCCGGGTCTTTCCTGCACCTTGTGGCGGGAGGCCTTCGCACATCTGTAACAAGAGGATTGCCGCAATGATTCTCGCCAACGACTTTCTTGAATACCTGCTCAACACAGAGCGTGATCTTGCCGTTCGCGTGCGTGAACGTTATGACATGTACCTGAAATCCCAGCTTGTACCGCAGCTCGCTGACGGAAAGATTGTTATTGATGGTCGCTACATGATTGACAGCCACGAGGGAAATTACAGGCTTTACCGCATTGAAGGTGGCACCCCGTCCGTTATTGGCATTTACCAGCGCCCATCCTCTGCAATCGTCAATGTGATTGCCGACAGCATCCGCATCACACATCGCCATGCCGACACAGAAGACACCGTGCTGGAAATTCAGCGGCTGGCTACAGTCTGCCGCGACACCCTGAATGGCATGACGAAGTAAATCACTATGACGGCAGAGTACATCAGGGACTGGCAACAACCGCGCCACGCAGTGGGGCGTGAAGGAACGGGGATCCCCGCTCCTGAATCCGCGCTTTCCTCCTGGCTGGATGCCTACCGGGCAGAGAACGAGCGCCGCCAGGAAATGGCTGATGCGGCGTTCTCCGCCACGCCGCTGGGCAACCTGATTAATAAAAGCCTAGACGCACAGGAAAAACAGGACAAAACAATCACACTGGCAGGAGACGCCAGAAAACAGGCACGCGGCGCGGTAGATGAGGCCATGGCCTCACTGCGCCTGCTGCCGTCCTATCTGCGCGATCCGCTTATTCGCCACCTCTCCTTCCTGCGCAAAAAACAGGAAGCCGATCGTCAGCAAGGAAAAAACGCCAGGCAGGCAGAACGCTATGCGCGTGGGACCCTGCGCAAAATATTCGAACGTCTGGAGCGCACCGATCACCGCTGGCTGACATCGGGTTATCGCTCCCTTGCCGGACGTGAACGCCTGGACGATTTGATTTACCTGCCGCAACTCAACAAACACCAGATACAGACGCTGGCCACCATGACGGCGGCGATGTTCAGCAGCACCTTCGAAAAACTCTGCGATGGTTTTGGCGCGACTGATGGCGAGCTGACCATGGATGTAACGCTGAAGGCGTATCAGATGCTGGCCCGCATGGCGTTACACTTACACGCCATGCCTCCGCATTATGACGCACTGACAACAGACAAAGACCGGAGGCACGAACCGGACACAGAACTGCTGCCGGGCGCAATCCTTCGCCTGACCTGTGCGGAATGGTGGAAACGCAAACTGTGGCTGTTACGTTGCGAGTGGAGAGAAGAACAACTCCGCGCCGCCTGTCTAGTTTCCAGAAAAACATCGCCCTATCTGAGCCAGGACGCGTTAAGCGAGTTTCGCGCACAGCGCGAGAAAACACGCGATTTCCTGAAAAGTTTCATGCTGGAAAATGAAGACGGGTTCACGATTGATCTCGAGACGGTGTATTACGCGGGAGTAAGTAACCCGGTTCACCGTAAGGCAGAAATGATGGCCACCATGAAGGGGCTGGAACTTCTGGCCGAAGCCCGTGGCGACAAAGCGGTGTTTCTGACTGTCACCTGCCCGTCAAAATACCACGCCACAACGGAGAACGGTCATCCGAATCCCAAATGGAACGGGGCCACAATGCGCGACTCCAGCGATTACCTGGTTAACACGTTTTTTGCGGCGGTCCGCAAAAAACTGAACCGCGACGACCTGCGCTGGTATGGCATCCGCACGGTGGAGCCTCATCATGACGGCACCGTGCACTGGCATATGATGGTCTTTGCACATCCGGAAGAAATCGACACCATTGTGTCCCATACCCGCGATATTGCCATTCAGGAAGACCGCCACGAGCTGGGCAATGATATTACTCCGCGCTTTAAGGTGGAGTATGTCGACGGCTCAAAAGGCACGCCAACCAGCTACATCGCCACCTACATCGGAAAGAACCTGGACAGCCGCGCCGTGGATGGCATCGACCCGAAAACGGACAAGCCACGCGTGGACCACGAAACCGGAAAATCAATGGCCGAGAGCGTGGAACGCGCCATCGGCTGGGCGCGTCTTCACCGCGTCCGCCAGTTCCAGTTCTTTGGTATCCCCTCCCGTCAGGTATGGCGTGAACTCCGCCGCCTTGCCAGTCAGATGGCCCGCAACCCGGAAGGTCCACAACGTCTGGAAAATGACGCAATGGATGCGGTACTCGCTGCCGCTGATGCCGGGTGTTTTGCCACCTACATTGAGAAACAGGGTGGCGTACTTGTTCCACGCAAAGACTACCTGATTCGCACCGCCTACGACCTCGCAGAAGAGCTGAACGATTACGGCGAGCAAAGCGTACAGATTTACGGGATCTGGTCGCCACAAATCGGGGAATCTTCCCGCGTGTGCACGCACCCGGATAACTGGAAGCTGGTAAGACGTAAACCGGAAGCGGAAGACAGCGCCCGCGAAAATGGTTTTGACCTTCAGGGCGGCCCTGCCGCCCCTTGGACTCGTGGCAATAACTGTCCCCGTGTACAGGAAACGGACAACAACGGGACAGAACAGCCGGAAGAACGGCCAGCACCGTGGCCGCAGCTCCCTGACGGCGTTGAAGTGAACGAATGGATGCGCTCACTGAAACGGCACGAACGCCGGGCGCTGATGCGTTCGCTTCGTGACAAACAGGCAAAAAACAGCAGTGATGAAATGCAGAGCTGGACACAGAGCCGCAAACAGCAGCGGCCTTTGCCTGATAACCACGAATTACTCGCTAAAGAATGGCGGGAGTCTGCTGAATCTCTCGGCCTGCATATCGGTGAACAGCAGATGCAGCACCTGTTACGGGGCGGCAGTCTGTACGTTGACGGCAGCATCATTGCACCGCAGGGATTTGAAATTGTACGCAAACCGGATACCCGACCGGACAGCCGGATCACGCAGCTCTGGCAGCGCCTGAGCCGTAACCACGGCGTAAGCAGCACGGAGATCCGCCATAACCCGGTCGCCAGCTATCTGGAACAGCTGGGGGCATCAGACCCCGAAGCCGCCGCACGCCTGGCATCCACACTTCAGCAAGACCAGAACACCATGAAAACACCCGTTACCGTGCTTTCTGACATGCTGCGCGCCATCCGCGACGCAGAGCACGCACAGAGAATCAGTGAAACCACTGAACGCGCCCGCCGCAAAGCAGACCTGCTGCGAGGTGGCCTGACCAGTGGAAACAAAAAACAGACAGAAACGGGATTCACAAATCCCGTAAATGAGCAAAAAACGCGCCGCGATATATGAAGCGCGCATAAAACAGGCAAAAACGGGATTTCAGAATCCCGTAAACGATTAATTAATCAACATAAGGAAAAGCGACATGAAAATTTGTATCGATGACGGCTCCACCAACATCAAGCTGGCATGGACTGAGAACGGCGAACGCCGCAACGCCATCAGCCCGAACAGCTTCAAGTCGGAATGGTCTGCGCCGTTCGGTGGCACGCAGCCCGCGAACTACATGCTTGATGGCGTGCGCTATGGTTTTGATCCGGTCAGCGATCGCTTTGTCCAGACAACTGACACGCAATACCAGTACAGCGATGTGAATGTCATTGCCATTCATCACGCGCTGGTCAAATCAGGCATCACGCCACAGGAGGTGGATGTGGTTGTCACCCTGCCACTGAGCGAGTATTTCGACACAAACGCACAGCCGGACATAGCCAACATCAACCGCAAAAAAAGCCCAGGATTCCCGGGGCGGTTCAGAGGAGAGTGAGAATGCAAATTTCACCGGTTACTCTTCGTGTTGCGAAGGCGTTTATATCCAGACATCACCGACACAATAAACCCCCGGTGGGGCATAAATTCAGCATTGGTCTGAGAAATGATGCCGGAGAATTGATAGGTGTGGCGACAGCCGGTAGACCTGTTGCACGACATTTGGACGATGGATTAACGCTTGAAGTAAATCGCACATGTACCACAGGAGAACGCAACGCTAACAGCGCACTTTATGGTGCTGTCTGGCGGGCAGCAAAGGCTATGGGTTATCAACGTTGTATTACGTACACCCAGGCAGATGAATCAGGAGCATCTCTCCGCGCAGCTGGTTTTGTTCGTGTGAAAGAGCTTCCTCCAAGAAAAAGCTGGGCGGAATCAAGCGTCGCCCTGCGGAGTAAACGCGATCCGGTCGGAAACGGTGGTGTTCCTCGTGTGCTCTGGGAAATCAGGAGAATGAGTACCACTGGCATTCGCATCAAAGGAGAGTGATATGGCAACTTTGACAAAAAAAGAACAAGCATGGTTGAGCGAATTACAGGACGTTCTTGATCGCTGCCCATCACCGAAAAAAATTGGTTTTTACACCATTGGCGATAAAAGCATTTACCTGTATGACCTGCGCCGCATGGATGAAATCATGGAGGCTCTTGATAATCGTTCGTCAATGGATTGGTGTGTTGCTGTCCATGATATGAATGCAGGGTTTGATGAAAAGATTTTGTTCCCCTCATCAGTTGAAAGCACAGCAGGATAAGGACTAACACATGACCACTATTACCAAAGAACGTATTGAATTGTTCATTAAAAATCCGCTTGAAAACGGGCTTACTCGTGACGAACAAATGGAACTGGCACGAATTGCACTGGCATCGCTGGAAGCAGAGGCAGTTATGTTCTGTATATCAGGACAAAATGTAGATTCAGAAGAACATGTATCAACCAGCAAAGCGGTTGTTGATGCCTGGGTTGAAGAATGGAATCAGGTTGACGGAAGTCCTGGCGAACCACTGTACAAAACTATGCCACTCTACTATCACGCTGCCTTGCCAGCGCCGGTAGTGCCGGATGAAATGTATTGGCAGGATGCGCCAGTTGAAGGCAGCAGCAAAGCGGCTGCATACGCTACAGGCTGGAACGCCTGCCGCGCCGCTATGCTTCATGGGAAAGGAGAGTGATATGGCAACTTTGACAAAAAAAGAACAAGCATGGTTGAGCGAATTACAGGACGTTCTTGATCGCTGCCCATCACCGAAAAAAATTGGTTTTTACACCATTGGCGATAAAAGCATTTACCTGTATGACCTGCGCCGCATGGATGAAATCATGGAGGCTCTTGATAATCGTTCGTCAATGGATTGGTGTGTTGCTGTCCATGATATGAATGCAGGGTTTGATGAAAAGATTTTGTTCCCCTCATCAGTTGAAAGCACAGCAGGATAAGGACCCAGCAAATATACACAACCTATAAAACACTAAAGCGCCTCAGGGGCGCTTTTTGTTTGCACAAAAGTGCACAAATTTGCACAATTTTTTTGAACGACTTTTTACCCTTCCGGCCCGCATGGCGGCTGGATCCGTCAAGGATCCGTGCGTGCACAAAAAAACGCGCTTTTTCTGCGCGCAGGTGACGGGGGAACAGCCCGCGTTTCAGGGGGTAAATAGCATTCCCTGAACGATGTCGCAGAGACACAACAGAATGGCCATATTTCTCACGCTGAGCATGAAAAAGGCGTGAGGGCTTTTGATTTGATGGGGTGAAAGGTAAGGCCGTCAAAATCGCACTGAGGCAGCGAGAACATACAGTCAACGCGGTGGAATTGCGTAAGAGTCTGACCGTCGATGGTGGCGATAAACTGGAAGGCGTCGTGAAATTATCTGATTGATACAGGAGCTGGAGAGCCGGGGCATAAATTTTTTATGCCCCGGCGAAGCAGCAGACAAGCGAAGCGCGTCAGCGATACGGCACCTTGCCGACCATACTTCATAAGTGCAAAATACGAGCAAAGAAATCAATGGAGGCTGTCTTATGGTCATTAATTACAAGCAGTTAAGAGAAAAACGGGAGCAGGTAAAGGAGAGCTTTCGCCGCAATGAAGATCTGACCCCGCTTGTACGCCTTGCCCAGGGCATTGTTGATGCTTATGAAATCTCGCTGGAGCTGCCATCACAGACCTGGACAGATAGCGACGGTAATCGCCAGCATTACGTTTCATGCGGACTGGAAGCAGCCGAAGGATTTCGCAGAATGCCTTTATCCCAGATCCCTGCCGCTACCCCCAAAGCATGGGGCAGCAATGATGAGCGAAAACTGACTTTTAGTATTGAAACGGTGGTTGACGACACACCTGGCGAAGTCGCGTTCGTACACACTCCTGTTTCGATCGCAATGTATAACGATGAAATACAGGTTCGCGTTAATAATAATATCGTGCCACTTAAAGAAGGTAATTCACCCTACACCACCGTTTGTGAAGCCATTCAATATTACGTTCTCTCTGAAATTGATAATCTCAAGCCTGACGGCACCCAGAAAATGGTTCAACTCTGGTAAAAAGGACAGCCCCATCACGGGGCTGTTTTTCATCAAGAAGAGCATAAGAGTTAAAACGGATCACCTCTTCGCCAAGCCAGTCATTGATGTGCTTCATAGCCTCCATGACGGGCATCAGCTCGTTAATTGCGTAAACCCGCGCTGCCTTCTCCACATCGCCAAACGCACTTTTTTCGCCCGGCATCGCCCCCATCAGTTGCGGCGGAACGCGGTGCGCAGCCAGCACATCATCACGGGATGCCGCCTTAACATTCATGAATTCATCTTTTGCGGTGATCTGCTGGAACGGCAAAATTTGCCCCCCCTCTTTGCCCCCGTTGGGCGCATGAATGAGCACGTTTTTAAACGCACCACCACCACGTGCCCCCTGTAGCGTTTCTTTCAGGGAGTCCATGCTTTCGCGGTTTACCTGCGCTGCACCGATGTAGATGATGCACCCGGCGTGGGATCCGTTGTCGTAGTACAGTTTTCTGAACATGTCCGCCGAATGAGAAAGGCTGGCCGAGAGTAATGCGCCAAGATATTCCGGCATGCCGTAGATTTCCTGGTTAATATCCGGATTCATCAGGTGGCACACTTTGCCAGGACGAAACTGAAACGCGTCCTTGCCATCCTGCACATACCACCATGATTCAAGATCGCTTCCGCGTCGCATGTATTTCGCCAGGGCGTGCCGTAATTTAAGCGGTTCGCCGAGCATATTGCTTCGAAGCTCAAGGAATGCGTTACCGAACACAAACCAGTCCAGCGCCAGCGCCGAGAAATCCTGCCGGGAAAGCAGCGGGTGCGGGATGTAGCAACCGAGTAATACATTGCGCTTAAAGTAAAGCGCAGACTGATGCCAGGACGTTTGCCGGGCAGCTCTTGCCAGACCGTACCAGTCCACCGGGGTTTCATACCACCGCCCGTTATCAGCACAGTACATATTGTCCAGCAGGTCATGCCCGGTCAGGCGATAAGGACCATCAAATGTGAATGCACTGAGCGATGATTCTTTCCTGAGCGCATCAGCGAGATCAATGCGTGAACTCATGCGCACTTTTTTATTTTTTCTGCTCATCAGAACTCCATAACTGTGAAACGCTCGTTTTCTCCTTCGCCGCCAATTGGTTCGTTAATGACAGCAAGCATGGTTGCCCACGCAAGGTCGCCGTGGCTGATCCCCCTCGCGCGGTCCGTTTCGTAAGTGATAAAGCCGCCCGGTGTTTTCACCTTACGCACGGCGTTAAAGGCTGCGACCAGCTCGCGTTCGGCGCGATCGTATTCCCACCGCCCGGCACGCATTATTTGCAGCATTTTCAGTACCAGCGACCGTTTTGATGACAGCGTGAAGGTGTACGGAATAGCAGCAGGGAAAAACCGTTTCACTATCTGATAAACAGCCTCCCCGTTCCCGCCCGTCACATCAATGCCGATGTGTTCCACGTTGTAGCGACACGTGAACTCTTCAATGACTCTGGCCTGTTCTTCAAACTCCAGCCCCTGAACGCGTCGCGTCTCCACCGTTCGAAAACGGCCACCAGGAACAGACGGAGGAACCACCACGGACACAGCGCCGCTGTCGCCGTTGCCACTGCTGCCGTTTGCGTCATACCCAATCCATACCGGACGATTCCCCATCGGGCGGGGAGCAAAAGGTTTCCAGTCTTTCCAGTCGTCGTATCCGTCAACACCACAGCCAATCAGGATATTCAGGTTAAATGCCGATTCCCCTTCGCGGACAAACTCACACATATAGAGATTGAGGAACTCGTCTTCGGTGTTTTCATCACGAATTTCATCAATATCGGTGTGTTTCCAGCCGTGATTAACCACATCTTCCAGCGTGACAATTTGCCGCCACGTCCGGTCAGGGCAGATAAGCCCGTTATGCAGCGTTTTCCAGTCCACAGAAAAACGCTGGCGTTTATGCGTGGCCTTTTTCTCGTTCCAGCGGTCGCCGTTCCAGTAGGCGTATGCCTCGTGCGTTTCGGTGGATGGCGTGGAGAAGTAGGTGCGCCGCAGTCCGCTGAGGGTTGCCATAGCGCCAGCCACCTTGCGCAGTTCAGCAAAGCGACTGACCCAGAAAAATTCATCAAAATAAAAATTGCCCGTATAGGACTGCGCCGACGCAGCAGAAGTGCCGAGAAAATGCAGCTCTGCGCCGTTGGAGAGGATGATTTTATCGCCCCCTTTCAGCTCCACATCAACTTCAGCCGCGGCCTTCTGAATAATGCTTTTAAACTGGAACGCCTGACGACGCGACGCAGACAAAAAAATCTGGTTACGCTGGTAAGGTTGCGCCACATCGTCACGCAGCGCCATCAGCAGTGCTTCCTGTGCAAAATACCAGGTCGCGCCAATCTGTCGGGATTTCAGGATCATCCTGTTACGTATCCCGGCTTCCCTGCAAAGGGTCAGGGAGTCAAACCAGCCCCGCTGATGCCACTCCAGCCTGCTGATGATTTTTTCCCGCAGTGCGACAATCTGTTCCGGCGTGAAATGATTTTTGAGTTTTTTCGCCCGGCCTTTCTTTCCTGTGGCCGTCGCATCCGGCTGGCCATCATGCATTTTTTTAAGCTGCCGGGTCAGCAGGTCTATTTCCTTAAAGTCACCGCCTGTTTTATTCTGTTTTTCAGTAAGCTGGATGAGGCGCGCATCGATGGACTGCGTGACACGCTGCACGGGTGGCGTTTCATCCCACTGGTCGCGTTTTTTCCACGCATAAATCGTGTTCGGGTTTATTCCCATCAGACGTGATATTTCTGCGGGCGGATAACCCTGCCAGTAAAGTTGCCGCGCACGCTGGCGCACAAAAGCGTCCTGAATCATTGCTCCCCCTGAGTAATTACAGGAAGATTACCCGCGCGCGAAACCGTTCTCCTTACCCCCCTGTTCTGGCCGTTTTCTTACAACAAAAGCCCTTTGTATCAGCCTGTTACGCTTTGCCATCATGACTGAAGAACCAGTCAGAGGGGCAAAAACTATGGCTAATGAAAAAAAGACATCCCGCAAAAAGTTTCGCGTGGCTGTCTCCGGATCAACTGTTGATGGCCGCGAAATCAGCCCGGTACATCTGCGTGAAGCCGCCGAGAACTTCAACCCGGATGTTTACGCTGCCCGCGTGAACGTTGAGCACTATCTCTCGCCATGCCCGTCAAGCGAATTTTCCGCAATGGGCGATGTCACCGCGCTGAGTACGGAAGATATTACGGAAGGCCCGCTGGCCGGACGTACTGCGCTGTATGCAGAAATCGAACCGACCGAGCGCATGAAGCAGCTTGTCGCTGACGGCAAGAAAATCTATTCCAGTATCGAACTGCACCCGCAGTTCTCCGTTAACGGGCGCGCCTATCTGGTCGGGCTGGCGATGACCGACACCCCGGCAAGCCTGGGCACTGAGCGCCTGAAATTCACGGCACAGCAACGTCAGGCGGTGATGACGTTCAACAGTATCCAGGGTGAAGCGCCGCTTATCTCCGAAGCCATTGAGTCTGAAATCATCGAAATGGCAGAACAACGCCAGGAAGAAGGCACCCAGTGGTTTAACCGCGTAATGGGGATTATTGGCCGTGGCCGCAAAGCGGATGACGCCAGTTTTTCCCGTATTCAGGAAGCGGTGGAAGGCGTCGCAACGTCACAGGCCGACATTATCGACCGTTTTAATGTGCTGGAAGCCCGCCATCAGCAGGACCGCCAGAAAATCACGTCACTGACCACAGAGCTGACAGCATTGAAGGAAAAACTGCGCACGCAGGACGGCGATCCGCAGAACCGCTTCACCGCAACGGGCGCAGCCTCCGACCAGCTGGCTGACTTCTGATAAGACAAAGGAGCAAATTTTTTATGAATCTGGTGATGTCAGATATTACCCGCAACAAGCTGGGTTGCTATATGGCGAAGCAGGCGTCGCTTAACAATATCCCGGTATCTGCACTGGTATCGCGATTTACCGTGGAACCCGCGGTGCAGCAGCGTTTTGAAAACGCCTCAAAGGAAAGTACCGAATTTACGAAAAGAATTAACGTGATCGGCGTGACCGACCAGAAAGGCGAAAAAATCCTCCTGGACACCACCGGGCCAATTGCGCGCACGAATAGCAGTTATGACGGCATCAAACGCCGTAACCCGAATAACGTGATCGATATGAAGTCTCGTCAGTACCAGTGCGAACAGGTGAACTACGATACCTTTATTTCGTACCCACAGCTTGATACCTGGGCGGCCCACAGCGATTTTCAGTCCCGTATCAGTACACAGATCGCCCGGCAGGTAGCGCTTGATCGCATCATGATTGGCTTTAACGGCACATCCCACGCCTACGAGTCTGATTTTCACACCAACAAGCTGCTTCAGGACGTTAACGTGGGCTGGCTGGAGCACATCAGAACCGATGCCAGCGAGCGCGTAATGAATGACGTGACGCTGACCTCCCGCAACATGGACAACACTGTGGCGCACGCGGGTAAGTATGCGAATGCCGATGCTCTGGTACAGGATGCGCGCTCATCCCTGCTGGATGAATGGCACAAGGAAGCTGACGACCTCGTGGTGATTATGGGGCGCAACCTGTTTAACTCGCTGCGTCTGCCCGTGCTGAACAGCATCAGCGGCCAGAATCCCAATGCGGAATTACTTGCCGGGCAGCTCATCCTGTCATCGCGCACCATTGGCGGGCTGGGCGTGTTCCTTGCGCCGTTCTTCCCGGATGCAACGATGCTTATCACCTCGTTCAACAACCTGTCGATTTACTGGCAGAAAGGTTCAATGCGTCGCCTGATGAAAGACGAGCCGGAATACAACCGCATCGCCACCTACCAGTCCATCAATGACGCTTATGTCGTTGAAGACTATGGCAAGTGCGCGATGGTCACTGGCCTGAAGTTCGCCGACAGCTAATCAACTCACGGCGGGCATCATGCCCGCCTGTAACGGAGAGAAAAAATGATTACTCCTGCACAACAACACTGGCAGAACGTGATGGCACAGCGCGCAGGCCGGGCGAATGAAGGTGTGGACCACGCCGCGTGTACCGCGCATGAAGAGGTGCTGTATCGTCTGCGTCTGGCACAGGCCAGGCTAAAGGCCATACAGGCCAGAAGCGCGAAAGCCGCCATCAAAAAAGAGTTGTTGCCGGACTTTTCCGGCTGGATTGAGGGAACGCTGGAGGCTGACGGCGGGCAACAGGACGAAGTAATTGCCACGCTGATGGTGTGGGCGATTGACTGCGGCGATCTTCCGCTGGCGCTGCGTATTGGTGCATATGTGGTCCGTCACAACCTCATCATGCCGGATAACTTTGGCCGTACTGCTGCCACGGTACTGACCGAAGAAATCTGCAACCCGGTACTGACGCAGGCCGGGACGGATGCCGACGCGGATTTATCCGCCTTTATCGAACCACTGGACACACTTTGGGAAATTGTCGCCAACCAGGACATTCCGGACGAAGTGCGCGCCAAATTATGCAAGGCGTGTGCCTTTGCCCGTCGTGGCCTGACCGATGCAGACAACATGGCCTCATCACTGAAGCTGCTGCGCGAAGCGATGCACCTGAACCCGAACGCAGGTGTGAAACGCGAGATTGCAACCCTTTCCCGCGCCCTGAAAAAAGCCGATTCCGCAGCCGAACCAGAAGACGCCAGCGCACAGCAGGCGCAGGACGAAAGCAGCAAAAGTAAAAAGACAACGCGGAAGCCTGCAACACGAAAAACCACCGCGACGCAGAAGGCAAAGCGCGGTTAACGACTGACCCCGTCAGCGGGCGGCGTGCGCGGTGTTCCGGTTTGACTCCGTGACCGTTTACACCGCGCACCCACCGCCCGATTTTTTCAGGAGTGAACCCCATGAGTATGGTTGCCAGAACTAACCCCGGCCCCGCAGAGGACGACATCACCGATACCGATGATGGCGACACTCGCATTTCAGCGGGTGCATTCTGGCCGGATATTGTGCTGCGTGAGCTGCGTCTGGCGGTACGACTGCCGGGCCGCGTGACCACCTCCCGCCTGCTGCATACCGCCACCGGGGCCATAGCACACGTTACCCGCGAGCTGGAAGCATGGCAGCAGGAACAACAGGCGGCTGGCTATCAGACGCTGGCCGATGTTCCGGCCCCTGTAATTAACGGAGAAAGCGTCAATCTCTGGCACTGGCGCAATGCTGTTTATACCGCCACACGCGCCCTGATTCTGGAGCGTTACCGCGATGCGGACACAACGGACAAGGGCGACCGCCGGGCGGACGCACTGGATATACAGACATCGGATTTGTGGCGCGATGTGAGCTGGGCCATCTCTGACATTCTGGGACGACCGCGAATGTTTGCGGAGCTGTGCTGATGAAAGTGAAGGCACTGGAAGGCGACACCGTGGATTCGCTCTGTTTCCGGTACTACGGCACGACACAGGGCGTCACCGAAAAGGTGCTGGATGCCAACCCCGGACTCTGTCAGCAGGTATTTCTGGACGCCGGGCAGGAAGTGGAGATGCCGGAGCCGGAGAAGAAGAAACGAGAAATGATTCAGTTGTGGGGGGAGTAGCAGTGAGCACCATTCAAACAGGGATCACAGAGCAGGTTATTGCGTGGCTCTTTGACCACCTGCCAACGGTGTATGCAGTAGGCGCGGCTGTCAGCATTTCCGCGCTGATGAGTCTTTATGACGGACGAACACTGGTTCAGACCGTAACGGGATCGCTGGCGTGCGGCGTTCTTGCCATGGCCGTGGCCGGGTCGCTGCGCTTCTTCGGGATCCCTGAGGATGCAGTGACGTTTTTTGGTGCCTCAATCGGTTTTATGGGCGCAGAGAAAGCACGCGACAAGGTTATTGCAATATTTGATCGCAGGGTGAAGGAGAGGAACGAATGAGCAACACATTTAAATTCAGCAGCCGAAGCGAAAAGAATTTGCAGGGTGTAAATCCTGATCTGGTGAAAGTGACCCGACGGGCGCTGGAAATCTCGGAAGTGGATTTTGGTATCACCGAAGGATTGCGCAGTCGTTATCGTCAGAAGCAGCTCGTGACCACAGGCAAGAGCCAGACCATGAACAGTCGCCATCTCACAGGGCATGCCGTGGATGTTGTGGCTTATGTTGGCAGCCAGGTGTCATGGGAATGGCCGCTGTACGAAAAAATCGCAGCAGCATTCAGACAGGCCAGCCAGGAACTGAATATTCCGGTGGAATGGGGCGGCGACTGGAAGACCCTGAAAGACGGACCGCATTTTCAGTTACCACACGGAGCCTATCCGGCATGAAGCTCTGGCCCACGCTTGGCGTCGCTTTCCTTCTGATTACATCCATGCGTCTGTCGTGGTCGCTGGGCCGGGAGAACGCCAGAAACGAAGCGCAGGCCAGCACCCTGAAAAGTACCGTCGACACACTGAATATCATCAGCGCCGGGGTACAGGATATGCAGCAGGTGCTGGCTCAGCTCCGCGCGGAAAATCAGCAACGCAATCAGGACGGAGAGGTAAGACGTGAACAGCTACGCAACGATATTGCAAAAGATGAATGCGCCCACGCTTTGCCTGACGCTCGTTTTACTGACAGGTTGCGCAGGCACGCAGAACGCGCCAGGGCCAGCGCCGTCAGTCCGGCTTATACCGCAGACGCTGACCATGCCGGTAACGCCTCCCCCCTTCCCTGACCCACCCACATGGGGAAACCTCGGAATATGGGGCGACCGCCTTCTGGATGCACTGGAAACCTGTAACGCGGATAAACGGGCCATTGCTGAACTGGATAAGAGAATAGCCGAACTGACACACCAGACGGGAGTAACACAATGACCAGTAAGAACTTTGCACTGATTACAGCCATGACACAGGCTGAACTGACTCAAAAGGTGAATGAACATCTTGCGAAAGGGTGGCATCTTCAGGGGGAGACGCGGGTTGCCTACGAACCCGGCACCCCGTGGTATCTAATGCAGGCAATGGTGGACGATGGCACTACAGACATCTCACCTGATTCCCCCCAGCACGGCAGCGTGCCGGAGTGGTATTACGTGGTGGTACTTGCTGGTCAATCCAATGCCATGTCATATGGTGATGGAATGCCGCTGCCGGATTCTTACGATGCGCCCCACCCACGCATTAAGCAACTGGCCCGTCGCAACACAGTGACTCCCGGTGGTAAAGCATGCGCATTTAACGACATCATTCCGGCAGACCACTGCCTGCATGATGTTCAGGATATGAGCGCACTGAATCATCCGAAGGCAGACCTGAGCAAAGGGCAGTACGGCTGTGTCGGCCAGGGCTTACATATTGCCAAAAAACTGCTCCCGTATATCCCGAATAACGCGGGGATCCTGCTGGTACCATGCTGTCGTGGTGGTTCGGCATTCACTCAGGGCGCGGAGGGAACATTCAGTACGACCACGGGGGCCAGCCAGGATTCGGCGCGCTGGGGTGTGGGTAAACCGTTATATCAGGACCTGATTGCGCGCACCAAAGCTGCATTACAGAAGAACCCGAAAAATGTGTTGCTGGCGGTGTGCTGGATGCAGGGCGAATTTGACATGAGCGCTGCCACCTACGCACAGCAACCGGACCTGTTCACGGCCATGCTGAAGCAGTTCCGTACTGACCTTTCCGGATTTAACGCGCAGTGCCATGGCGGCAGTGCTGCAGTTGTACCGTGGATTTGTGGCGACACGACGTATTACTGGAAAAACACATACGGCACACAGTATGACTCCGTCTACGGCGCGTACAAAAACAGGGAGAGCGACAACGTTTTCTTTGTGCCGTTCATGACCGACGGTAACGGCAACAACACGCCCACCAACTTACCGGCAGAAGACCCGGATATTGCTGATGCAGGTTATTACGGCGCGCAATCCCGTAGTAATGGTAATTGGGTATCGTCAAATCGTCCGACACATTTCAGTTCATGGGCGCGCAGGGGCATTATTTCGGATCGCCTGGCAACCGCTATTCTGAACGCAGTTGGTCGAACCAGCGCCTTCATCAGCGGTACCGCACCGGAGATTAAACCCTCGCCCGGCGGCGACACTCCATCGGGGCCGTCTGATGGTGACACATCCGTTCGTACAGTCTCCCTGCTGCCGACAGCCGGAGAGGCTGCTGCGCAGGGCTGGACCATCACCGGCGGCAGTGTTGCGCTGGAAGATGGTGTGTTTAAGGTTACCAAGCAGAGCAATAAAACCTGGTCCCTGATGCATCCGGTGGATGACGCAGTCTCCCTGCTGACACGGGGTGGCAGACTGAGCTGTAAGTTTCGACTGTCAGGCGCACTGACCAACAACCAGTTCGGTCTGGGAATTTATCTGTATACCGATGTAGCGTTACCTGACGTCGTGGCGATGACCGGGACTGGTAACCCGTTCCTGATGTCGTTCTTCACCCAGACCACAGACGGCAAACTGAATCTGATGCATCACAAGAAAGCCGGAAACACAAAGTTGGGCGAGTTCGGGAATTACAGTAACGACTGGCAGACGCTGGAGCTGGTGTTCACCGCCGGCAGTGCCACGGTTACTCCGAAACTGAATGGAGTGGCTGGCCCGGCATTCCAGGTCATAAAAGACAGTCTGACACTGGGGCTGAATGCGCTGACGTTAACTGATATCACTAAAAATGCCGCGTACGGCGTCGATATCGGCAGCCTGGTGCTGGAAATCAATAATCCCGCAGCATAAGGAAGAGCAGGAGAGCAAAACAGATGCTTAAGACAAACAGTCTGCGAGAGTCCATGCTTCATGGGTGTCGGTGGTGCCAGGCTAATCCCGAGAAATTCACCATTTTCGTGGAGAGCGGCAACATTGAAACGACCGGAGAAGCGCCCTCGTTTGTTTACCGCTATCAGATGGTGATGTTTGTCATGGATTACGCCGGAGAGCTGGACGACCTCACGCTGCCGCTGCTGGCGTGGTTATCCGAAAATCAGCCACAGTTGTTGCTCAATCCGGAGCGTAATCAGGACATCAAATTTTCTGCCGTTATCAATGACGATGACAGCGCCGATCTCCTGTTTACGCTCCCCCTGCGGGAACGCGTTCGCATCACGCGCAACAGTCAGGGCACACCGCAGGCAGAACACCTGCCGGAGCCAAAACCCCGTCTGCCCTCTTCCGAAGGCGACTGGTCGCATGTATTCCAGGATGTGACGTGGGGTGAAAGCGATGGATAAGGCATTCACCAGCGTGGATGAAACCTTTGAGGCTATCCGCGACAGCCTGAATCAGCAGGCCATCAATAACATCGCCAGAAAGCTGGCACAGGATTTACGTCGCGCCCAGCAGGCACGTATCCGATCACAAAAAGCGCCGGACGGGACCGAATGGACACCACGCAGACGCCGCGTAACCCGGATACAGGAGCGCATTCGCTTTATCTGGAATAACGAAGCACGCACGCTGAAAAACTGGCATCACGACACGGGGAAATACGGGCGAACCATTACCGGGTGGGATGAGGATAAAAACAATATCCGCACGTTTTACCGGGATGACATCGACCGTTTTCTGGAAATACGCACCCGGCGCATCAACCAGGACAGCACAAAGCGCGTCCCCATGTTCGTAAAACTGCGCACCGCCCGCTACCTGAAAGCCCGTGCAGATGCCTCCGGTGTGACGGTGGGTTACAGCGGCGTGGCCGCACGTATTGCACGCGTTCATCAGTTCGGTGAGCGCGATCAGGTTGCGCCGGGCATTTTCACCGATTACCCGGTACGTGAGCTGTTGGGTATCAGCCAGGCAGATGAGCGCCTGATTTATAACACGGTGCTGGGCCGGATTGCGGAGGCTGTACGGTGAGCGCAGAACTCATGCGACTGCTGAGCAACATCATCCGCACCGGGATCATCTCTGAAGTTGATGAGAAGTCCTGGCGCGTGCGCGTTCGCAGCGGCGAACTGGAAACAGGCTGGTTGCGCTGGAACACCACGCGCGCGGGAGCCTTCAATGTGTGGCTGCCGCCATCACCAGGCGAACAGGTGGTAATTGCCTGCATTGGCGGCAACCCGGAAACCGCCATGATAATTGGCAGCCTGTGGAGTGATGCCAGTCCGGCCCCCGGCAAAAGCCTGAAAGAAATCGTGGTCAGCGCGCCGGATGGCGCGGTGTTCCGCTACGACGCAGACGCTGGCGCACTGAGCGCCAGCGGCATGAAAACAGCCACCCTGCAGGCATCCGTCAGCGTGACACTGGATACGCCCGTCGTGGAATGCACAAACCTTCTGAGAACAGCGACGCTTGACGTCACAAAAGGGGGAAAGATGAGCGGCAATATCACGCACAGCGGCGGCAACTTCACCTCAAACGGCATCACAGTGCATACGCATAAACACGGTGGTGTGAAAGGCGGCAGCGATTCGACAGGAGGCCCGCAGTGACAACCCGCTACACAGGAATGAATCCGGACGGGACGGGAAACCTGAATGATATGGAGCACCTGAAACAGTCAGCCAGGGACATCCTGACCACCCCGCTGGCCAGCCGGGTTATGCGACGGGAATATGGCAGCCTTGTACCTGATTTGATTGACGAACCCATGAATAACACCACGCGTCTGCAATGCATGAGTGCTGCCGTGATTGCGCTGACACGATGGGAACCCCGCATTGCCCTGGACGCCATCGACGTTGTCTGGAAAGCGGGAGGCCGCGCCGGGGTGACGCTGTCGGGCACTGTCATGCAGACCATGCAGAATGTTGAGTTAACCATCACGCTGAGGGAGTAAATCATGCCTGCTGTTGACCTTTCCCAGTTACCGGAACCCGCCATCATCGCGAAGCCTGATTTTGAGGCAATTCTGGCTGACACAAAGGCCATGATGATTGCGTCCTATCCTGCCGAACAGCGTGAAGCCGTCTCCGCCGCGCTGGAGCTGGAATCGGAACCCCTGAACGTTATCGCCCAGACAACAGCGTTTCGTGAAATGCTGTTACGCCAGCGGGTCAATGAGGGTGCACGCGCCTGCATGTTAAGCCACAGCGCCGGGACAGACCTGGACAACCTCGCGGGCAATATGAACACAAAGCGCCTGGTTATCACTCCGGCAACGGATACCACCGACGCGGTGATGGAAAGCGACACATCGCTGAGACTGCGGGCGCAACGGGCGTATGACGGTCTGAGTGTTGCTGGCCCGTCAGGCGCATACGAGTATTTTGCACGCAGCGCCAGCGGTCTGGTACGCGACGCGCGAGCCATCAGCCCGTCTCCGGCCAACGTGACGGTTTCCATCCTGTCCACTGAAGGCGACGGCACAGCAACGGAGGCGTTGCTTAATACCGTTCGCGCCGTTCTGAATGCAGAGGATACCCGCCCGGTGGCCGACCGCCTGACCGTACAGAGCGCCAGAATCGTGACATGGCGGCTGAATGCAAAACTGTACTTTTACCCCGGCCCGGAATCCGAACCTATTCTGGCCGCGGCTGAATCGTCGTTCAGGAAGTGGCTGGCTGAGCAGGGGCTTATCGGTCAGGACGTGGCGTTGTCCGCCATTGCTGCCGCACTGCATGTGCACGGTGTGCAACGCGTGGAGATAATCGAACCCACACAGAATATGGCCATCAGCGACATACAGGCGGCGCGCTGTGAGTCATTCACCATCAGCGAAGGTGGACGCAATGAGTAATTCGTTGTTACCACCATCAGCCAGCAATTTCATGCGTTGTGCCGAAGCCGTCGGAACACGCATTACAGACATTCCGGTAGACCTCAACACGCTGTGGTCGCCGGACACCTGCCCGGTGCATCTGCTGCCTTATCTCGCCTGGGCGTTTTCCGTTGACCGCTGGGATCGCAACTGGCCGGAAGAGACAAAGCGACAGGTGATTCGTGATGCATGGCTGATACACCGACACAAAGGGACCATCAGCGCACTGCGAAGAGCCGTGGAGCCTCTCGGCTACCTGATTGAAGTAAAGGAGTGGTGGCAACTCAACGAGGAGCCGGGAACATTTCGCATTGTTGTCGGAGTACTTGATCAGGGCATCACCGATGAAATGTATCAGGAACTTGAGCGCCTTATTGCGGATGCAAAACCAGTAAGTCGCCATCTGACGGGGCTGGCGATCAGCCTGAGTGTGAACGGAAAGATTTTCGTTGGTACGGGATGCTATCACGGCGATGCCCTGACGGTTTATCCCTACACCCCGGAGTCCATTATTGTCGAAGGGGATTATTTCCCTGCCCCGGCCATTCATTTAATTGATAATCTGAGAGTAAACGCATGACAGTGAAATACTACGCCATTCTGACTAATCAGGGCGCGGCACGACTGGCTAACGCGACGATGCTCGGCAGTAAGCTGAATCTGACGCGAATGGCCGTTGGTGATGCAAATGGTGTGTTACCAACACCAGACCCTGCACAAACAAAACTGATTAACCAGAAACGCATTGCACCGCTGAATCTTCTGAGTGTTGACCCTAACAATCAGAGCCAGATTATTGCGGAGCAAATCATCCCTGAAAGCGAGGGTGGATTCTGGATCCGTGAGATTGGTCTTTATGATGATAAAGGTGTACTCATTGCGGTGGCAAACTGCCCGGAAACGTACAAACCGCAGTTGCAGGAAGGCAGTGGACGCACCCAGACTATCCGCATGATTCTGGTTGTCACGAACACCGAAGCCATCACGCTGAAAATCGACCCGTCTGTGGTTCTGGCAACCCGCAAATATGTGGATGATAAAATCTCAAAGCACGAGCAGTCACGACGTCACCCGGACGCCTCGCTGACCGCAAAAGGCTTTGTTCAACTTAGCAGTGCCACGGACAGTCAATCAGAAACTGAGGCTGCCACGCCGAAGGCTGTGAAAATCGCGTATGATCTGGCCTGGGGAAAATACACAGCCCAGGATGCAACAACGACCCGTAAAGGGATCGTACAACTGAGCAGTGCCACCAACAGCACCTCTGAAACGCTGGCCGCCACACCAAAAGCCGTCAAGGCGGCATACGACCTTGCAGCCGGCAAGGCCCCCGTCAGCCACACTCACCCATGGAGTCAGATAACGGGAGTGCCTGCTGCCTCGCTGACGGCAAAAGGCACCGTACAACTGAGCAGTGCCATCAACAGCACGTCTGAAATACTGGCCGCCACACCGAAAGCGGTCAAGGATGCATACGATCTGGCAAACGGAAAACAACCGGCAGATGCCACGCTCACTGCTCTGGCAGGACTTGCCACTGCAGCAGATCGGTTGCCTTATTTTACCGGAGCAGACCGCGCAGCGCTGGCAACCCTTACAGCTATTGGTCGCGCTATTATCGCTAAGGGCAGTATAAAAGATGTCCTCAATTACCTTGGTTTGGGGGAAGGCTCTGCATTGCCTGTTGGTGTACCGGTTCCATGGCCCACCGCCACACCGCCAGCAGGCTGGTTACAGTGCAACGGAGCTACGTTCACCAAAGAACAATATCCTGTTCTGGCCAGAGTCTACCCGACCCTCCGTCTTCCCGATTTACGCGGTGAGTTTATCCGTGGATGGGACGACGGGCGCAAGATTGACGAGGGGCGTAAGTTGCTTTCATGGCAGAAAGGTACACTGGTCGGCGGTCATGACGATAACGATTCTGCGCTTGATATCTCGTACATGAGTAACGGAAATAATATTGACTATGGCGGCGATAAGGTGTTTGCGGGGAATTACCGTAGCGATTATTTGTGGTACGCAATACTGGGTGGAACAAACAGTCGCGCAAAAGCCGAATTAAACGGAGCATTCTTTAACATAACCCGCCCCCGCAATATCGCGTTTAACTATATCGTGAGGGCGGCGTGATACCGTTCAACTGGCAAGTGCCAGTGGCGCTTCCGGCCAGCTGATTTCAGGTGCCGTGCTGATATCCAGTGCGTTCAGCTCGTCGATATAATCCAGCACGGCGTTCAGTTTTGCCGTTTCTTCTGGTGTCAGACTGCGACCAGCACGCAGTTTGAGGTTGATAAGATCGACGGACGCCATCGCCTGTTTCACCCGTTGCTGGCGTTGCTGTCTGGCAACCTCCAGTTCTGCGGCTCGCTGCCGTTCAGTATCGGTTACCCACGCCTCACCGTTCCAGGTATCCCATGGCGTGGCTGGCTGTTTTGTGGTGGTGTCCGCCGGGTAATCACCCGGTTGGGTAATCAGAACAGGGTTACCGTTCTCCGTGCTGTATACCGTCTCGCCGCGGTGATCAGGCACATGCTCCCACCCGTTCAGCGTGGCAGTCCGGCAAACCACGTAACCCGAAATTGCCTCCGGCGGTGCATCGGCGCACGAATGTGCCGGAGTACCCACCCCAAGGGCGAGATACTCCACAGAGGATGAGGTGTATTCCCGGGTTTCCTCGTCATAGTGATATACAGTGATATCGCCCGCTACAGTGGCGATACCGTTTTCATCCAGAACTGCAGTGTTACTCATTAAACTGCCCTCACAATGTAATTAAGTGCAATGCTACGGGGTCTGACAGTGATACCCTTCGCATACCCGCTTCTGATAGAGGTCAGAATAGTAGCCTGCATACCATTGTCTGACATTGCCACGACAGGATCGCTGAATGTTGTCCCGTCCGGCATTTTAAAGCTGCCCTCACGAAGGTCTGTAATGGAATCTTCATTGTTGAATCCCATGCCGACTATCCCCGAGGTTCCCGTAGTGTCCTGGTTATAATAATCCAGCATTGCTGTTCTTAACAGCGTTGCCCCTTGTGCGGACAGCAACTTACGTCCTGTATCAACTTTGCGCCCGTCGTCCCATCCACGGATAAACTCACCGCGTAAATCGGGAAGACGGAGGGTCGGGTAGGCTCTGGCCAGAACAGGATATTGTTCTTTTGTAAAGGCGCGCCCGTCGCACTTTAACCAGCCTTCTGGCGGTGTGGCGGTGGGCCACGGAACCGGTACACCAACAGGCAATGCAGAGCCTTCCCCCAAACCAACGTTTTTATGCCGCCCTTACGATATAATTAAAGGCAATATTACGAGGACGGTTTTCATTAGCTGTTGGCACGACACGAGAGGCGTCGAATCCAAGGTCATCGGTTTTGTCTATAGTAGTTGTGTTATTCGGCATTCTCGCTGATCGTGTTCCTGCATCGTAAAAAGCCCCTCTGATTGCATCAAAAGACATACCGATCCCGCCATCTGCGAATCCCTCAATATTTCTTATTGCATCCCCCTGTGAAGATAATAATTGTCGCCCGGCATCCACACCACGTCCGTCATCCCAGCCACGAATAAATTCACCGCGTAAATCGGGAAGACGGAGGGTCGGGTAGGCTCTGGCCAGAACAGGATATTGTTCTTTTGTAAAGGCGCGCCCGTCGCACTTTAACCAGCCTTCTGGCGGTGTGGCGGTGGGCCACGGAACCGGTACACCAACAGGCAATGCAGAGCCTTCCCCCAAACCAACGTTTTCGTTTTTATCCCTACCTATACCAACTCTGTATTTTTCACGAAACAAAGAGGATGTTTTTTATGCAAATTGGCTATATTCGTGTGTCAACAAACGACCAGAACACGGATTTACAACGCAATGCACTGAACTGCGCAGGATGTGAACTGATTTTTGAAGATAAAATCAGCGGAACGAAATCAACCAGACCGGGATTGAAAAAACTGCTCAGAACGCTATCAGAAGGAGATACGCTGGTTGTCTGGAAGCTGGACAGACTGGGCAGAAGTATGAAACACCTGATCACGCTTATTGAGGAATTGCGGGAAAAAGGTGTTAATTTCCGTAGTCTGACGGACAGCATTGACACGTCAACACCCATGGGGCGTTTCTTTTTTCACGTCATGGGGGCTTTAGCCGAAATGGAACGTGAATTAATTGTAGAGCGTACACTGGCCGGGCTGGCAGCAGCACGCGCACAAGGACGCATTGGCGGACGTCGCCCGAAGTTGACAAAAGAACAACACGAGCAAATAGCGAGGCTGATTAAAAACGGTCATGACAGGAAACAACTGGCGATCATTTACGACATCGGCATATCGACGATTTATCGTTATCACCCTGTAGGCGATATACAGGCTGAAGAAACAACCAGACAGACTCAGGAAAATGAAAACCGCTAATCTGACCATTAGCGGTTTTGCGTTAATCAAAACAGCCCTTTAACGGAGCTGGCCGCGCTGTTAAGAGATGATGTCACTTTATCTTTGAAGCCGGACAGCATATCGCTGAACGATGAGGATTGCAGGCGCTCCCGCAAATCCTCATCACAGCGTTCAAGAGTCAGTGAAAATTCTATCTTTTTCGCCTTACCATAGCGATCAAACTCGGAACGGGTCGTATTCGTTTCAGTCAGTACATACATGCCGTAAATCTGCCCGACACCATCAATCAGAGGCCAGGGGCGTCCTGTATATGCCTGCGTGGTCAGCAACGAAAGCGACACTTCGCCACCTGTAATTTCAGGATAAAGCACGCCGGAAAGCACAATGCGATCATCACCTGCGCCGATATACTGCCAGCCTGCTGAACGGTTAACGCGTTCATTTTTCACATGCCGCCAGCTTTTGTTTTGCTGTAACTGCTGATGCGGCAGCGTGCGCAGCTCAAAAACAAACATGCCGTAGATCATCATCATGGCCATGACTCCTCAATCTTTATCGTAAAAACTGCCACGCCCGGCACGGGCGCGCCGTTCCATTTCTGCCCTAACCATTTCACCGACCAGTTTCGCCAGTTCGCGGGGATTCTGTGTAACAATGTTATGCAGATGAACATGAATTTCACCGCCAAATCCGGAGGCAACAGGCTCCCGGTTACGGGAAGTTGCAGGAGCTGATGCCACTGGCGATCGTATGGCCTCCGCCACCGGGCGGGAGCTGGCCGCAACAACAGGGACCAGCGCCGGAGGCAGCGGAGCCGGAACCACGGGTGTGATATTAATTGCGGGGGCAGGCTTACTGACCTGCGCAATCTTCCGCTCCTGCCACTCCCCACGAACAGCAAGTGCGCGGGGCAGGTTCTTAAAGACAATATCGCCGGGGCCAATGCGTTTTTTCGTCTCATCAACCAGCTTACCTGTGTTATCAGCAATTTTGCTGAGTCTGCGCAGCGTCCCGGTATTGCTGTCTGTGAGCGGTTTGTTGTCTTTGGGTTTATCACCTCCGGTGCCATTGCCATTTTCCACAGGCTTCGGCGGATTGATTTTCGCCAGGTCCCCCTGAAGTAAGGCAACCTTGTCCTGAAGAATGGCCGCACGCTGTGCGTCTTCGATTTTCTTGCGCGCCCTTTCCGCTTCATCCGGAAGGACGCCAAGTTTTTCAAGTATCCACGCCAGCGTATCCAGTAGCATTTTTGCAGGTGTCAGAACAAGTTGTAACGCACCGCCAAGAACGTTACCGAATATCTCGCCAGCACTGGTACATTTATCCAGCGTTTCCTTGCTGGACTCCATCGGTGACAACAGCGATTTAAACCAGTTAAACACCTGGCTGATCCCGCTTCCGATTGCGTCAAAAACAGGACCAAACCGTTCAAAGGTTTCGCGCAACGGGGTCAGCCTTTCCATAATCCCGCTGAACACCCCGGCAAAAAATGCCCTGATGGGATCCCAGTATTTCCAGATGAGAACGGCAGCTCCGGCAAGCGCAGCCACGATAAGACCGACCGGACTGAACAACGCCCCGATAGCGCCCCCCAGTAACGAAACGGAACCCGTCACCATTCCCCATAGTGCTGGCAGGAGTCTGACAGCATTCATTGAACCGGTCAGGAGGGAAAAGCCAAGACGCAGTTTTGCCAGCGGGCCAGCAAGCACACCAATAGCCAGCGACAACGAGCCAACCGTTGCAGTCATTGCCAGCAACGCACCGCCTGCTATCAGTAGCTGGCGCGTCAGTACCGGATGGGCCTGCGCCAGCGAGGTGATTTTTTCAAGCACCCGCGTGAGCCACTGCGTGACAGAACGCAGCGGACCGTCAACCAGATCACTGATGCGAATACGAAGACCTTCCCATGCGCTGTCGAGATTTTTCAGGTCCCCATCAAGATTATCGGCCATTACTTTTGCGACGCGATCGGCCTCTCCCCTTGCCCCCTGCAATTCTCTGGTCAGTTTTTGCAGCTCTCCTGAACCAGCCGCAGCAACAAGCGTCTGCAAACCAACGAACGCCTCTTCTCCGGCGATGTCCTTGAAGAAGGAAACCTGGTCCACCTGTCCGTATTTTTGTGTCGCCTTATAGAGATCAAGCAGCACATCCTCCATCGGGCGCATTTTGCCTCTGGCGTCAGCAACTGACACCCCCAGCTCTTTCAGCGCATCAGCCGCAGCTTTTGGCGGTGATGCAAGGCGGGACAGACTTGCGCGCATGGCCGTACCAGCATCGCTTCCACGAAGACCATTATTGGCAAGCATCCCGGCCATGGCCGCCGCTTCTTCAAGACTGATACCAAGTTTTGCGGCAACCGGACCGGTATACTTCATGGTTTCGCCCAGCGCGCGTAAATCAGTATTGGTCCGGGTGAATGCCGCTGTCAGCGTATCGCCAACCCGGTCCATTTGATCGGCTGTCAGGTTGAACTGTGTGAGGATATTGGAGCCTATATCCGCCGTCTCGCCGAGTTCGACGCCACCTGCCAGCGCCATATTAAGAACACCGGGCAATGCGGCCTGAATGGCCTGCGGAGTAAAACCAGCCATTGCCAGAAAGCTCTGCCCACTGGCGGCATCACTCGCAGTAAACTGTGTTTCAGAGCCAAGTTTTAACGCCTGCTCACGCAGCGCCTTAAACTGCGGGCTGTTTTTGTCGATTCGCGTCAGTGCCTGAACGCGGGACATCTCTTTGCCGAACCCGATCGCAGGCTGCAAAAAACGCCCGGCAGCATAGCCGCCCGCCGCTGCCGCACCAATTGCCAGCGCACCACCTGTTTTCAGTTTTCCCGCGGTTTCCTGCGCGCGCGAATACCGCTCACGCGCCCGCGTTACACGCGCAAGCGCCTGCCGTTCGCGTTCAAGCTGGTTGTTGTACTGTTCGGTGCGTCTGATGGCCTGCTGGATGGTGTTATCGCTGCCTGTCAGGGAAATGCCGTGGCGTTTCAGCTCTCCGCCAAGCTCCCGCATTTTCTGAATTTCCCGTGTGCGCGATTCATTCAGGCGTTCAAGCCGGGTGCTTAACTGCTGCATCAGCTTTTGTTGTTTTTCGCTGAGCACTGTACCCGTGCGTTGTAACTGATTAAGGGCGTTAAGCTGGCGTCGTGCTTTCACGATACCCGCATCCGCTTTACTGACAGCGTCGCGGGCGCGCTCAAATGATCGCGCCTGACGCTCGAGATTTTTGATCGCCCCCTGCGTTCGCTGGATGGAGTCACCAAACTGCCCCATCAGGCGGCGGGCGTTTTCGGCAGGCCGGGTCAGCCTGTCAACGGCGCTGAAAGCGACCCGGATATCAAGAGTCTTCATTGTCTGCATTCCCGCTGCGAAGTGCCGCCCGCTCGCGCCAGCTAACCACTTCGCCGGGCGTCATCATGAAGATTTCGGCGGGCGACCAGTTAAAAATGGCGGCAATATCCGCCACCAGATCTTCGATGTGCTCAAAGCACACCAGGGTGATTACGCTGCCGTCTCCTGCACGCTCTTCGCGCCAGAGTCTGGCTCGCTCATAAAATTTACAGCCACAGCGCACAACCGAATAAAATCGCGTGACGACATTTTTTTAATCATCACTTCATCCAGTCGTGGCGAGGTCACGCGAGGCAACAGCGTGAACATGGTATCCGCTTTCAGATTCAGCACATCAGACAGCGACAGACCACGCAGGGATCCCGCCTGCTCAATAGCCCCGGTGATCTCCACATATGTGATTTTTTCGCCACCACGCTCAATTGGCCGGGAAAGTTTTACACCACGTTCGACAGCCATATCCTCACCTGCCGTCACATCATCCGCTACGGTGTTATTCCGGGTTTCAGTATCGATATCTTTCATCAGTTGTCTCCTTTTCAGTCAGAGGCGACGCACTGCGCCGCCTGCATATTACTTATCAGCCAAGCCCAAGCGCGGAACGAATGCGGTCAGGCACAATGTCCTTGCCGTCCTTCCGGTAGATGTGGTTCAACAGGTCGATTTCCAACAGCGGGCGATCGTTAACGCTCAGCTTGTAGTAGGTGTTTTTGACAGCGTAAGTGTGTGATGTGGCTTCGCCCTGTTTGGCCTCCCCCATATCAATTTCCGTCACACGCCCGCGCATCTCGATTTCATACAGATCGCTTTCTGCATCGGTGTAGTATTCACCCGCAAAACGCAGCAGCGTGCCGTCAATCGTGCCGCCATATTTAAGGAACAGCGCACGAACAGCTCCCCCCATAACAAAACTCGCATCAAGCGCGGAGTCGTCCAGACCGAGATCAATACTTACCGCCCCCATCATGCCACCACCACGATAGCTGTCGGTTTTGCGCGTCAGTTTGGGCGGCGTGACGGACGTCACCTTACCCACTTCGTTTTCACCATCCACAAACAGCGTAAAAAAGCGAAGATGTTTTGGTACAGCCATCAGGCACCTCCCAGCACCGCAAATGCGGGACCAAAGAATTCATCAGTAAACGACTGGTAAAGCTCCATGTCTTCCAGCGGGGGAACAGGCGTATATTTGTAGCGAATACGCACGCGCCCCTGACGTAAATTCGTGGTGCCGTTATCCACCACGTCATACCAGCACGACGCCCCAATCAGTTTCCCGGCAGTAACCAGTGAATCCAGTTTTGCCCTGATGGCACTGATAACATCTTTCACGTTCGCAGGCGTCAGTGGACTGTCGATGGTTTCAAACTGCGCTTCCGCAATTGAATCAGCCAGCACCTGTGCGGTTCGGGTATACACCTCAAAGATGTAGGCGTTCGTTTCCGGTGTGCGGTTGCCCCAGAAGCGGAACCCGTTGCGACGAATAATGGTCGTGATTTCTTTGTTGTTGAGGCTATTGGCATCGCTGTCTTCGGCCTGCAACGACCAGAACACATGCCTGGACATCCCCAGCACATTTTTAACCGGAACGTTGGACAGTGATTTGTGCCATCCCTGCTCATGGTCAATGTACGCACGAAGGCCGCACGCATAGGCAGGCGCGGGGAACGTTTCGTTTTTGCCACTTTTCGGGTTGTAGGCGATGAAGTCCGGCCATAAGAGCATCACCTCACGTTCGTTGAATTTCTGGCGGTAGGTAATCGCCTCAGCCATCGTGTTACAGCCGTGACATGAGGCATACACAAACGCGCGCAGTTTACCCGCAATCACGCACAGGGATTTTGTCACCGCCTCCGTGTCCAGCTCCGGCGCGGCCAGAATACGCGGACGGTATCCGATGCTTTCATCCTGCTCTGCAACAAGCAGCGCATACATCCCCGTATAGCTGCCGTCAGATTCAGAACCACCGATAACCAGTTGATCCTGCGTCTTTCCGTCTTCTTCTTTGTGTTCAGCCACGCGAACGACGATCACCTTTGTGCTCACCTGGTCTGCGATGGCCTTAAGCGCACGATAAAGCGTCCCCGTTGTCCCGCATTTTCCCAGCACGTCATTGACGCGGGTCAGCAGTGTGGGCTTGTTCAGCGGGAACAGCTTCGCGTCCGCATCATCCGCCGTTGCCACGATACCGATAACGCTGGAATCAACATCGTTAATCGCTGTTACCAGGTCGGTATTTTCCGTAACACGGGCACCATGAAAACGAGTTTCACTCATAGCTTTAGCCCCTTGTATCCGTTAAATGATTCGGCAACAATCATCACCCACCACGCGCGTAATCTCACCCCTGTGCCGTTCTCCCGATCCGGCGACAACAAAAAGCAGTAACCCCCTCCGCACGCACATGCGACCATGCCGCACAGGGAGGGAACAGATGACCGATACCACCATGCAATTGCTCAGTCAGGGCACAGACCCCGTGAAAATGCCGGATTTTGATATTCTCGCGGAGGGTAAAACGCTGTCAGGCGTGGCAGAGCGCCTGATGAGCCTGTCACTGACCGACAACCGGGGATTTGACGCGGACCAGCTCACCATCACGCTGGATGATGCGGATTGTCAGTTGCAGCTACCGCCACGGGGCGCGCGCCTGACGGTTCTCATTGGCTGGAAAGGAGAACCGCTGACAGAAAAAGGCACTTACATTGTTGATGAAATCGCTCACGAAGGACCGCCGGACAGGCTGACTGTTTCAGCCAGAAGCGCAGATTTTCGGGATGAATTTAACGTTAAACGTGAGGTGTCCTGGCATGATGTGACCGTTGAGCGTGTGGTATCCGCCATCGCTCATCGGTATGGTCTGAAACCGCAAATCAGCGAAATGCTGATGGATATCGAAATCGACCACGCCGACCAGACCGAAGAAAGCGACATGTCCTTCCTTACGCGCATGGCGGAAATGCTGGGCGCAATCACCACGGTAAAAAGCGGTAATCTGTTATTCATTATGCCAGGCGGTGGCGTGAACGCACAGGGCCAGCCGTTGCCATCGTTCGCCATCACGCGCAGCAGTGGCGATCGCCATCAGTTCCGCATTGCTGACCGCGAAGCGTATACGGGGGTACGCGCTTACTGGCTTGATCTTAATTACGGGAAAAAGAAAAAAGTCAGCGTGAAACACCGCAAACCGCCAAAACCCAAAAAGGAGAAAAGCAGCAGCCGTGAAGGTGATTATATGGAAGGCGCGGAAGGCAATGTGTTTGTGTTACGCAAGACTTATCAGAACGAGCAGGCAGCAAGACGCGCAGCGGCGGCAAAGTGGCAGCAGCTACAACGCGGAGCCGCATCATTCTCCATCACGCTGGCATGTGGTCGTGCAGAACTCTACCCCGAAATGCATGGCACGGTAACAGGATTTAAAAGCGAGATTGATAATCAGGACTGGATTATTGCAAAAGCCGAGCACACCATCGATAACAGCGGCTTTACCACGCAGCTTGAGCTTGAGGCAAAAATCTCGGAATGGATAGCAGAAACAGAGTGAGCAACTTAGAATAGCAGCAGCACCACGTTAAGGGAGGTCGCTATGTTCCGTTGTCCGCTTTGTGGCGCATCTGCCCGTATCCGCACCAGTCGTCCGGAAAATGATTCAAACACCGTGCGGCAAAAGTATTACCAGTGTAACAACCTGGAATGCGGCGTATGCTTCTCAACACTGGAAGCTTTCCATAAATTCACATCAAAACACACCTCCGGCGTTCACTCTTCAGAAGGTATCCCGTGGCATGAGCTGCCAGCTTCACACAGGGGAAACAATCAGATGAGTTTGCCTTTACCTCAGAATTAACAGGCAGAATTGCCGGAGTAACAAAAAAGCGATAGATTACGCGCGGGTGCCTTTCGGCTGATGGTCGGAGGGAATACCCGAAGGCCAGATGTGGAAAGGCCCCGGAAAACATTTCTGTTTAACCGAGGCCCTAACATATCTACCTTAAGCAAGTGATAGGTTAGCGCCTCTCCAACAAAGGAGCAAGCGCTATGTCGCAAAAATCGCTTACGGCCATCACATTCTGCGTGACGGTAATCCTCATCATCTGGATGCTACACGGTTCGCTGTGTGAAATACGGATGAGCTTCTGGGGAGCGGAGTTTGCGGCGTTCTTACAGTGTAAGCAGTAAGGAAACCGCGACGGGGGAGCAATCCCCCGTCAATCGGTTGCTAAGGTTGGCTGAAGTGGCACCCTATCTCACAGACATGAACAACAAACCCGCAGCGTAAGAACTGCGGGTTTTCTTTTTGGAACTATCACTAGCTAGTGTACCGTTAACGGCACATAATGCTCGCACAACAAACCTGTTAAAAGAGATTACTCAGCATTCTCCTGCTTCCATTGCCGGATCATTTCATCGGTAACATCACCCTCATAACATACCACGTCATACCCTCCATTACGGCTATATGCACTGCGTCCACCACATCTACTACCATTCCTTGCATGATTATAAGGACACGCACAATTGCCTGGATAAGATTCAATGGATTCTTTAATTATTTCTTTTTTGATCTGAGCATCAGACTTTCCTGTTGCTGCATATCCGCTAAAAGATACTAAACAAAGGCAGATTGCCATTAATAAACCACATCGCATACCGATACACTCTATTACTAACCAATCATAGCCCACATCATAAAATCGAGATGAGGAGTACAATACCTTTAACAAGAAGGTGTCATAACGATAATATGTCGTGCAATTCATCAAAAAAAAGATCTATATCAAAGAGATAGAACTCTTATCAGTGCTTCAGACATCGGCATTCGAGGCAGCAGAAAAACAGTAAATCTGACGAATTTGCCTTTTCCCAAGATGTTGTCAGATTAAAAAGATAGATTAGCGCAGGTACCTGTTGGTGGATTGCAGGAGGAAAAATGAAGTCGAGTGGAAAAATCCCAGAAAAATTTTTGTTTAACAGAGGTCCTGGTTCACTATGCGAAATACGGAGGAGCTGCAGAAGAATTCTGCTTCATCCTTAGAGTTTAAACAGCACGTGCACTACCATTGTTTCTGCATATCGCCACACCATCGCCACTCAACCGCCATTGCACAAAATACAAATACAAAAAAACCACCCGAAGGTGGTTTCACGACACTGCTTATTGCTTTGATTTTATTCTTATCTTTCCCATGGTACCCGGAGCGGGACTTGAACCCGCACAGCGCGAACGCCGAGGGATTTTAAATCCCTTGTGTCTACCGATTCCACCATCCGGGCTCGGGAAGAAAGTGGAGGCGCGTTCCGGAGTCGAACCGGACTAGACGGATTTGCAATCCGCTACATAACCGCTTTGTTAACGCGCCAAATTCTTCAGGCCTTTCAGCCAGACATCCGCTGACGCCGATGCCTTTTAAACTGGAGCGGGAAACGAGACTCGAACTCGCGACCCCGACCTTGGCAAGGTCGTGCTCTACCAACTGAGCTATTCCCGCATTCATCAAGCAATCAGTTAATCACTTGATTTTATTATCGTCTGGCAATCAGTGCCGCCGTTCGATGCGTTGCATTCTACTTACCTGGCGCGATGAGTCAACGATATTTTTCACCACTTTTGATCGTTTGCTGAAAATTGCGCCGAAACGATCACTGATCAAGCAAATCTGCACGCGCAGCGCTCAAATATTGCAACATTGACCACAGAGTCAGTACCGCAGCCACAAAGAAAAGTGCAATACCGGCGTACTCAACCCAAATGTTCGGACGCCACAGCAGCCAGGCTAACGCCACCATCTGGGCAGTGGTTTTCACTTTCCCAATCCAGGAGACAGCCACGCTACTGCGTTTACCCAACTCCGCCATCCATTCGCGTAGCGCAGAAATAATAATTTCACGGGCGATCATCGTTGCTGCCGGTAAGGTCACCCACCAGCTGTGGTAATGCTCGGTTACCAGCACCATGGCGATAGCCACGAGAACTTTATCTGCGACAGGGTCAAGGAAAGCACCAAACCGGGTACTCTGATTCCAGCGGCGTGCCAGAAAACCATCGAACCAGTCAGTCACCGCCGCGACGCAGAAAATGAGCGCGGCGGCAAACGGCGACCAGGTGACAGGCAGATAAAAGACCAATACAAAGAATGGGATAAGGATGACACGGAACAGTGTAAGCAACGTAGGGATATTAAATTGCAT